ACGGGGAACCGTGGAAGCCCCATAAGGTTCTTGGCAGTGACCAAACCAGAGGAATAAGATTATGGGTAGTATTGATATTAACATCGGTAGCCAAGCCCTTGAAGGCGAACTCAGCCGAATAGCTGACCGCCTACCCAGTGCCCTCACTAACTTACTCGATGACCTCGCAGCAGATGTGGAAGTGTTGATGAAGGATGAAGCACCCGTCAGATTGGGGGATCTCCAGAATAGTATCACTACGGATGATGTATCTAATTTGGAACGGTTAATATGGCCCACGATTGAATATGCCCCTTATGTAATCCTTGGACACATGACCCGTCCAATAACAGTTCACACAAGGCATTATGGGTCCTTGAGTTATGGGGGTAATCAGCACTTTGTGCCTGGTAATCCTTTTCCGGATCGTGCCGCGGACCGGGCAGACCCATACCTTGAGAAACGGATGGAATCCTTCTATAATGACCTACTGGAGTAGAACACGATGGCGTATGATTTTAACGAAGCACGAACCGCAATCAAAACCACCCTAGAAGGCATCACAGGGGATGACAGCCAGCCACTCCTGAAAACCGTCTTCACAGGCAGCCCAGGAATATTAACCCTCTACATGGGAAACACCGCCATATTCGGATTAGGCGATAGTAAGAAGGCTAACCGACCAATCGGAGACAGGGGAAGTATAACTAGTGAAGGACTGCTCCTACTACTCACACCCGGCGAAAGTGAGGACAGCTATGACACATTGGAGACCATGATCAGCAAAGTACTCGCAGAAATCGAAGACGACAAAACCCTTGGAGTCCCCGGATTACGGGTGGAGCATGAATTAAACAACCTCATCCAACGCCGGAGTATCAACATCACCCCCAAAGCGAATGAACCCACACTATGTGCCGGGGCCATAATCCCCCTAGACGTGACCGTGGTGAACAAAAAAGTGACGAGCTGATAGAAAAATGGTAATTAAAACCCAGAAAGACCTCCGGGAAACCATAAAACCCTACATAAAAACTGAGCCAGAAACCGCTCAAAGGCTTTATGAAAACTTCCGGGAACGTTTCAAACTCACAATATCATTAAATGAATTTATGAAAACACCTAAAAAAGCTAAAGAAAAAAAATTAGAGGAGGATTAAAGATATGCACGTTGATTCAGCACTTAAAGACGTACTAAACAGTAAGAACGTGACAATGGAAGTCGGTATCCCTAGGACCCGTGTCGTGATGACTGGAGCCTGCAATGGTAGTAATAAAGAATTCACATTAGCCGCTGCGGACTATCCCATTTATCCACAGCGGGGTATGGGTTTAACCCCTGAGCCGGATGATGTGACGGTGGAGCTTGTGGAAACCGGGGGGGAAAGCCCGGTGTATACTGAGGTGGTGGTGGATAGTATTGACACCGTAACCGATACAGATACTGGGGATCTGGTGTATGGTCAGGTCACACTCCATGAGGCTCCGGCGGCTACTGTGGATCAGGTGGTTATCACCTACTATGAGTTGCTTAGGCCGTATATCGCTCAGAGTTTGAAGATTGATATTAAACAGGACAGTACCGAAGTCGGGGAACTTGGATCAGAAATCAAAAGAACAAGCTATGCGGGGCAGACCATCACCGTATCACAGGACAGTATCTTCTCAGATTTTGATGTGGACAAGAAGCTACTCTTCGAAACCTACAGTGGGGGTTACAGTGTCCAATCTGGTTACGATGCCTACACTATGATCACCGAACCCGCCACCAGACTAGTCAGGATACCCCTGTATACCGGAGCCGCTAACGATGGTGGAGGTACTTTCCTGGGTTGTTATTACTTTAATGGTAAGATTGTGCCTAAGAGTCTTGGTGATGTGAAGGATGGGGATAATATGACCCGCAGCCTGGAGTTTAGTGTGGATGCTACGCCGATTTTGATTGTGCCGGAATAAACCCTGTAAGTTGTGGGTTTATTTTTTTCCCACACATCTCTTTTTTTTTTAACTTAATTTACTAAATTGTTGAGGAGTGAATATAAATATGGTACTACTATTTAAAGAACCCAAAACCTTCCAAACCCCCGATAAAGGGGAATACGTCATCCTACCCGTACAAGTAGACGACATGAAAATCCTATTCAGAATCACCAACGGCAGGGAAAAACTAGAACAAGAAGCCACAACCGCCTTAAAAAAGAAGCTGAAAAAGAAAACCCTCACCAAAGAGGAAAAAAAAGAAATCAACATCAGCGGCGAAGACTTCCTAGATGCCTGCGGAAAAGACATTAAAAAACTCATAGATGTCACCGTCATTAATACTAAAACCGGTGAACCATTACCCCTCAAATATCGTCAACCAGGTAACGTGATGGAACTTATCGGAGAAATAATGGACATAACCAATGTAGATAAAAAATCATCATCTGAGGGGGATGATACCCCTTTAGAACTGAAGAAGACATCATAAAACAAATATTCGCTGGGAAAGCCTACCTCACCCATAAAATGGGAGTAGGACCTGCTGAGGTGGGCCGTTTTTATTACCCTGAGTTTGCGAATTATATATTATATTATAGTAATCCGGAGCAGTTCTTCGGGGGGACTCCTGATGAGGAGGATGCTATGAATAAATTAGCTACGTATCATAGTATTCAGCAGGATATTATACGGAAAGCAGAAGCTAAGAAAAAAGAATCACAGTCTTAGCTATTCTTCTATTTTTTTAGCCTTTTTCTGGAGTGTATATACTTCATAAAACAAGAAGCCGACAGCAGCAGATATTACAATTAATGCGAGTGACATGGGTATATCTTATATTCTTATTCTTATTTAAACCCCCCCTCATGTATTGGAGATAAACAAAATGGTTAAAGGTAACAAAGAACTCGGAATCGGAGTCACAGGCGACATATCCGATATAACCAGTAAACTTGACAAACTCCTCGATAAAATAGGATTAGTCAAAGATAAAACCGTTAATTTAGATGTGGATGTCCTAGATGAGGAACAAGTTACCAACCTTCAGAACAGTATGGATAAATTAACGGATAAAACCGTGAAGATGGACTTAGGGGGTGATGCTGAATCCAAAGTCAAGGACTTAACGGATAAGGTTAATAAGCTTGGAAGCGAAACCGAAACGGTAAAAGTTGATGCGGACATCACTCCTGCTGAGGGTAAAATCAATGAACTACGAGACCAGATAGAAGACTTGAAAGGAGCCGCCGCGGGGATAGTGATCGGAGCGGGGGTCACCGGGTCCATGGAAGGTGCCGCCACACGTGACGAGGCATTTGCACAGATAAGGGCATATATGCCAGAATCAGCGGATGAGGCTGAAAGACTCGCCACAGAGATTTTCAAAGCCACTGGTGCTGATTGGGGGGAAGTAGCGGATGGTTTGGTACAAGTCAAAACACAAACCGGGCTGACTGGGAATGAACTGGAAAGTGTAACTGAAAAAAGTATCCGTTTCAGTAGGATGTTTGATGAAGATGTCCGAGAAGTTGTCAGATCCGCCACTCAATTATCCCAAACATTCGGGATAAGTATGAGCGATGCCTTTGATATTATGACTAAGAGTTTCCAAGCAACGGGGGACCCGGCTGATGACCTCTTGGATACTTTTAATGAGTATGATCAGAACTTCAAGGACATGGGTTACAGTGCCGAGGAGTTCGGAAACATCCTAGCATCTGGCCTTAAGCATGGTGTGATGAACACGGATCAGATGGCTGATGCTATCCGTGAGGCCATGATCCGATTAAAAACCAGCCCGGATGAGGCTAAGAAGGTTTATGACCTTATCGGGGCATCTAGTGAGCAGCAGGCTCGTTGGAATAAGATGCTCCAAGCCGGCGGCGACCAAGCACAACAAGCCTTTGAGGAGATAGTGGGGTCTATTAGTCAGATTGAGGACCCACTGAAACGTCAAGAAGCGAATGTGGCATTGTTTGGGAGTAAGTTTGAGGACCAGGGGGACGGTATTAATCAGGCTATCATGGATAACACTGATTATCTTAATGGTATGGGAACTAGCTTTGACACCACATCCGAGAAGGCCCTGAGCATGGGTGACACTATTAAACAGGCTCTCAGAAGTCTTCCAGGGGGTGAGTGGCTTAGTGGGATCCTGGAAGGGCTTTGGGGTTTTGTAACTAGTGACGTTGGGGAGTTAATCACTGTTGGTATTAGTGGCATACTCGGAGCTATTGGTTCCAAATTACTTGGAGGTGAAGGAGCCAAATCAGCCTTAGATTGGGGTAAAGGAATTGGAGGGAAAATCCTAGAGGGAATCCAGGGTTTGCTTCCTAAGAGTGTTAGTGATCTCATAGGTAAGATATTTAAAGGCGGGGGTAAAGGAGCTGGAGTGGGGATGATCTTCACCAAGGAAGACTTAGTGGGACAGGAAGGCAGCCAAACCCGTACCACATGGGAGGAAGTGTTCAAGGGATGGGGGCTTAGCCAAGAGGATCTTAAAAAGTGGAATGATTCCATGAATAAGGGCCCACTGGAAGATGCTAAGGCCAACACCGCTGCATTAGGCCAATTCATCACTGACAGTGCCTCCACATTATCCGGGGTGACTACTCCTATCACGGATACTCTTAATTGGCTTGGTGAAAGCGTGGAGAAATGGGGGTCTACCGCGTGGGATATGATCACCAACTTTGTTGGGGGCTTAAAGGGGGGCCTCCCAGACTTGGATAAAACCTTAGACACCCTTGAAACTAAGATTCAGGACACCCTTAACTGGTTAATAGAGTTACCGAGTAAGGCTTGGCAGTGGGGATGGGATATAATAGATAGTTGGAAGAGAGGGTTTGGGGAGTCATTGGATGGGGCTAAGGGTTGGATTGAGGATAAACTAAGCTACCTATCCGGCTTATTGGAGGGTCACAGCCCCCCCAAAGAAGGGCCGTTATCAGAGATTGATCAGTGGGGTGTGAATATAGGCCGAAGCTTCGTGGAGGGTATAGGTGAAGGTATCGGAATATCATCAAGTATCCTTAACAGTGCACTTAGTGGTATTAGTGGCGGATTCACGCCGGGAAGTTTTGCTTTGCCCGCAGCCGCCACCACTGGATTAAGTACCGCTGGCTCTACTATCCCAGTCACCATCAACCTCACCTTACCAAGTATGGGTAGTCAGGAGGAAGCGGTTAAAATTGGAACCGCAGCGGGGCAAGCAGCCGGCCAAAGCTTCGCCGAAGTCCTCCGGGGACAAGCCACCAACGCCGGAGTAAGTACAATCAACATGATGAGGTAGAATATTATGGCGTATGATAGTTGGGTAATTGGAGGGGTGACCCCGAATTGGATTGTGGACGTGGATCCGGCCCCTAATAATGTGAACCGCCGGATCACTTTGCATTGTTACGCTGATAGTCAGGTGGATTTGAATGGTGCGGATCCAAGGAGTGAGATAGAACAATTTGAGGCCATGTTATGTGATAGCGTCACGAATACCCCACTCCTCCAGGGCGGCTCCAAATTACAAGTTAAGAATGGGGAAGTCATCACCGTCACCGATGGAATCACCACCTGGAATCGGGCTGCAATAGCTGAGGTGAACTACAACCCCGACTTTTTGAGTCAAGTCCGTATGCCCTATGACATCGTGTTGGAGTTGGAAACCACCGGAGCCGGGGGTAGTGTCGTGTATGTCCCGGATTATGATGACTACTCGAATATTGATTATTATTTCTTTTACACCGCCGGGCCCCCGGAGGACTTTGACACCTACGATGGCAACCCCCTCGTGAAGGGCACGGAGTTAGGGTGGATGCAAATCACCGAACCCCAAAACGTATCCCGTGTGGAGATTTACGGCTGTGGTGATGAATTACCATGTTATGCTGAGGTTAATGGGGAGCGGAAGTATTGGACTTATGGAGAAGCCGAAGACGGTGTGGGGGTGCCACGGTTAGAGAAATTAATCTGGACACTTGACACCCCAACTGATGTCATCACTATTAATAGCAGTGAACATTGGGGAGAGGTTAATCATGGTTTCTACGCGGATTACATCCGATTAACCTACGAATAAAAAGACGAGGAGTGGAATGATTAAATGGCAGTTACGATAAGCACTTACGGGAAATTATGGGATCACATCTTCCAGAAACGTATCGACATCGACACGGATACCTTAAAGGTGGCACTGTTAACGAGTAGTTACACACCCGATTTGGATGCACATGACTACTTTGATGACGTGACCACGTATCAAGTCACCGCCACAGGATACACCAGCGGGGGTGTTGCCTTGGGGAGTGTTACCTGGAGTTATAACAGCAGCACGAATACTTATACCTTCGATGCTGCGGATCCGTCCTGGACTATCACCGGGTCCTGCACTGCTAGGTATGCGGTTGTCTATGACAGCACACCTGCCACTGATGCCACCCGGCCATTAATGTTCCTGATAGATTTGGGTGAGGATAAGACCGCCACCGATGGAACCTTTAAACTTACTCTTAATGCGAATGGTTTATTCACCGCAACATAATACCGGGGGTTTTATTTAGTGACTGATGTAGATGAAACCATACCACTAGCCACCCTAACCATTACACCCCAAACTCCAGGAGTCACAGCAGGGACAGGAACAGTGAACACCGTCCCCCTGGCCACGTTAAGTATCACCCCTAATGCTCCGGGTTTCCAGCGGTATCCCCTCTTTGAGGTACTGGATAATAACGGCAACCGGATCGACACGGTAACCTTCGAGAACCTATCTGCAGGGGATGAGAGTGATGTTCAAGTCTTAACTCTGGTCAACAATAGTGGGAGTAGTGTGGATGTTACCCTTACCGCCACCATCGGTGAGAGTGGCACTTTAACAGAAACCGCTACATCCACGTTATTATCAGAAGATGACCTGGATTATGTCTTCACCACAGACACTTACACTGTCCCTGCCAACTCTTCCCTTCCCGTTTATATTAAATGGAGACCACCAAGTACCAGCCGACCAGGCCCCAAAACATGGAATCTCGAACCATCTGGGGACATATCTGTATTAGGTTGGGATTATATCTCCACCTTCACAGTAACCAGCAACCACACCACCGATGAATACAACGTCAACATCCAAGTAACCATCCCCTACGAAGCGGGTAAGATGCAAACAGACTTTGATGACATACGATTCTATGAAAACGACTATCCCCTCCTTTATCAATTGCTTTATAAAACCGACAGCACATCCGCCACGTTCCTCGTCCAATTACCTACTCTAAGTGCCACCACACCCTCAAATATCACGGTTTACAGTGGGAATAATAGTGCATCCTCTGAAGGGGTTACCAGCCTAGGAGTATATGATGGCTTTGACGACTCCGCCCTAGATACAAGTTTATGGACTTGGATCCGTGAAAGCAGTGGGAACTGGGATGAAGGCACCACCACCGCGGGAAAGTTGAATATAAAAACCCTCAACAAGGAAATATGGGGATCAACCAACACAGCCCCAGTCCTGCGAGGCAACACCCCATTACCTACTAATTGTGAATTATACTGTTATCTAACGTTAAATCCCACAGCAAATTACCAACGTGGGTGTTTAATGGTATATGGAGATGATGGTAATTACACCGGAATTGGATACAAATATGATAATGGTAAAAAGGTGTGGGCTGTTAAAGAGGTGGCAGGATCCCCTACTCAGTATATGAACGCAGCGGATGTTTCTTCCTTGCAGGTTAAGATTAAAAAAATTGGAGAGGTCTATTATCTATATTATGATATTGGAGCAGGGTATGTCTTATACCAAACCCTCACCTTATCCCTTGGCTCTACTTTATACCCTGCATTGATAAGTGAAAGCTGGAGTAATGACGGGGGAAGTATTAATGTTTTTTATGATGATTTCATCCTTATACAAAATCCCCCAACTGAAGACCCTACAATTTCAGAGTTGGATGAATGGAGTGTTCATACATCCTTACTCAGTTTAACTGGAGGAGTGGTGTATACTATTCCTGATCTCCCGGAACTTGACATGAGTAATCATTACATTGTGAATGTGGGTGGTGTTAATTATGAGTAATTCTACGGATGTAATAACACAATTCACTTTATCTAAACGGATTGGAGAACCAGCCACCAACTTCTCGGTGACTTTTGCTAATCCATTAAGTCCAGACAGTTACGCCACGGGGGAGGAGTTTGAACTCAAAATAAGGAACCCCGCATCAAAGGAGGATTACACCCGATTCACAGGAATAGTGGAAAGTATTGACCGGGACGATAACGATAACAATAAAATCTATGGACTGAGTGGCCGGGATAAAGGCCGACTACTACTACGACAACCTTTCACCCACACCTGCACATTAACCGGCACCGATTACACCGTGGAAGAGATTATTGACCTCATCCTTGCGAATACGGGGATTACACGTGGTGATGGCCAGACAGTCCTGGGAGAGTTGGATTAATATGGCCGGGTTCTCATGGGTTGGGACTAGTAAGTTCCGGGACACCAGTGGCGACCAAGCCACACCCTCAACAAGTGATGGGGTGAATACTTGGTGTGGCCGCTGGGAGAATAAGGTTGATGCCATCAAATCATTATTCAATTGGTACAAGCGTAAAAGTAACAAGACTATCCGGTGGTACATTGACATCAACGGGAAGTTCCGATGGTTTGAGGTCGGACCCCGCCTTGGCCGGGAGGTTATATTCGGGGATGACCTCCGGGTAATATCCTTTAATGTCCAGGAAGATGCTACTAATATCGTTAATGACATGACCGGGACCTATGGTGATAGTGAAACCGGGGGCACTGTCCACTTAACTAATAATGCCAGCATCGCTAAGTACGGATTATGTATAGATGATACGATTAGTGACGGGAACATGGATGCTGCGGAGATGACGGCTTATCTTCAATGGCAACTTGATAATAAATCGGTCCCGATCTACTCCGCCACCCTTACCATGATTGGTTACCAGGATATGGAACCCGGCCTCCAAGTCCAGTTCCCAGATGACCCCTACTACGATGATAAAATATTCACCGTGGTAGATTGGACCTTCACCGCCACCCATAGCGAAGGCGAAAGCCCACGGGAACAAACCACCGTTAACCTAACCACCGATGAAAGCGTAATATCACTTCCTAATGAGTTTGATGTGATCCGAGCCACCGCCCAGTCAGAGGCGGATAAGGTACGATCCAAAGTGGGCACCGTTTCAGCGGTTAGTGGTGGCCGGGTGATCGTGGACTTGGAGAGCAGCCCCGGAACTGTGAACGCCCGCTACGTATCCAAACTATAAAAAATGGAGTTATTAACTTTGGTACTTAAAGAGGATTATTATATAAAAGCCGGGGACCGGTGCATCAAATTCCTAGGAGAAGACGATGTAGAATACATCCTCCAACCAGGCATAGACCCCAGGGTTGGCACTCCTATCGTGGGGCATCCCGTCACTGGTGAGATAGTGACACATGGCCACGAGGTAATCCGTGAAGGAGACAAGGTAATCATAGTCCCACTTGACACGGGAGACTGGGCAGCCCTCAAACCCGCATGGAGTCAGGAGTCTGGGTGTAAGCCAATAGTGAAGTGGGTGCATGAAACCAGTTATATTATACCAGAGGGGCAACCTCATGAATATGAATATTGGTACCGGAGTTATGACATCCACTTATCTGAGCCATTTTACCGGAACGATCATGACATGAATATTAACAGCTATTTTATGAGTTATAATAATGATTGGCGGTATGGGTTTTTTGATAACCGTTGGCCTTATGGTGCGGTTACACTTGGTTTCGGGTATAGTGAAGATGATGTGAACTTGGGAACTGGGTATTATGGTCCCAGCCCGGATGTTACTTGGTACTGGGATCGGGCTCGTTCTCCGTATGATAGTATTGCAGGGGGGCCGACTATGGCTTTACACCAAGACCAAGCCTCAATTGATGGTATTCAGTATGATGATGGTGAGCACTTCTGTCACATGGATGCACTTAATGTGAATACTTGTAATGATCGATTCGCTAATGCTACTAATATTCCGGGTGATCTTCCTATTGAGTATCTTCATGTCCAGGTGCGTAGTGCGGGGTCGTTGTATTTTGGTGGTTTTACTAAGAGTTTTATGATGGCCATTGATGTTTGTCGTCAAGTGCCGAGTGATTGTGAGGTCAGGTGTTATGGTGGCCGGAATATTTACCCCCCTATCCCCCCGTATGAAATTATGGATAACCCGGAGGATTGGGAGGAGTACATAGAGGAATGGCCTTAAATCCATTTTTTTTTAATATTATGATAAGAAATTCTAAGGAGATGATCTTTTTGATGAATGAGTATTGGGATATAACACTAAAAAAGATGAAAAAACAGCAAGGAGAAGACGGAGCCGCACGAGTGCTGCTTTGTGGGGTTCAAACTGATGGAACCGTCACCCCCGTCCTTGTGGATAGTGATGGGAAGTTAATAACCACCACAGGAGCTGAATAATTATGGCAAATGCAGTTTACGGTAAAGCACGAGAAAAATTCCTTAACGGGGATATTGACTGGGCGAACGATGATATTAAGGCGGTGTTGGTGGATACCGCGGCTTATGCTGTGAGTATTGATAGTGATGAATACTTATCCAGCATACCCGCGGGTGACAGGATCGCCACCAGCGGCAACCTGGCCAGTAAAACCAGCACCCTCGGCGTGGCGGATGCGGCAGATATTACTTTTAGTACTGTGACGGGTGATGTGTCGGAGGCCATTGTCTTGTATAAGGACACCGGAGACGCAGCCACCAGTCCATTGATCGCGTATATTGACACCGCCACGGGCCTCCCGATTACTCCGAATGGTGGGGACATCACTATCACCTGGGATAGTGGTGCTAATAAGATATTCAAACTCTGAAAAAGGGGGGCTAATTTATGGCTCTTGTGGTAACACATAACAGCACCGCCGATGGGGACCCCCTCATCGACGGGGATGACTGGAACGCCAACCACACCCTCACCGGGGGTGGCACCTTCCGAATACCCAAACATATTGAAACCAAAACATTATCATCCGACTCTACAACTACCTTTTCAGATTTGGATGGGGATAGTGATTTAGAATATTTCTTAGTTGCAGATGTTAGTTTAACACGACAAAACAAGACATATAGTAACCTCCAAATTAAACCCAATAATCAAACAACTAACCAAAATGGTACTGCTAGGGAAACAGTTGGGAGTAATGCAACTGTTACTATTGCAGATCCTTCCATTTGGATAGGTTCTACTAGTGGTAGTGAAACTGCTAGAGTAAATAGTGAAACTTATATCTATGCTAAAACTGGAGGTAATAGAAATTTCTATTCCAAATGGGTAAGAACTGGAGCATCACTTACAGCAATAACAAGTTTAGTGGGAAGATGGACAGACACCTCCACTAATATTACAAGTTTAGTTATAGCCCCAACTGATGGGGGAACTATCACCGGCAAAATCAAATTATATAAGATGGTTGACCTCGCCATATAAAGAACAAATGGAGTGACTGATGACTGATTATTTTAGTGGGGATTATTTTAGTGGGGATTATTTTGACATCCCTGCAAGCACCCCCAGCACCCAGACCATCACCCCCAGTGGTATAGGGACTGGTGAAGGCTTCGGCACGCCTAAATTAACCCTTTACATTAAACCCGGTGGCCTTGCATCGAGTGAGGCCGTTGGCACACATCAACTTAATCTCCACGTATCTGTATCTGGTGTGGAGTCGGGTGAGGCTTTCGGCTCACTCACAATCACCAACCTCACTGGTGCTCAGACCCTCACCCCCACAGGTATAGGGACTGGTGAAGGCTTCGGTACACCTAAACTCACCCTTTACATCACACCCAGTGGCATCGGGACGAGTGAAGGCACAGGGTCACCTCAGCTTAATTTCACCATCCACGCCACAGGGGTCGGATCAGCGGAGGCTTTTGGAACTGCTAAATTAAACCTCTACATCACCCCCCTAGGTGTAAGTAGTGATGAAGAGTTTGGAACACCAACCACGATTCTATACCTAAAACCCAATGGAATCCCCACTGGTGAGGGTCTTGGAACTCCACAACTTAATTTTATAATACACCCCACCGGGATAATTAGTGGTGAAAATGTTGGCACCCCGGATCTTATTTATTACCAGCTAATACAACCTACTGGTATCCCATCCGGTGAAGAGTTTGGCTTAATAATATTACGCCCTGACCAATTCATCACCATCCCTGGTATAACCTCCGGGGAGGAGTTCGGGGATGTGGTTATATGGATCAATCATGATTATGTCCATGTATCTGCTGATAACACGTATCCAGATACGGTTGTGGTTTTAACTTATCCCTCCACTGTGGCTGGGCACAGTAGGCCCCGGACCTTGGCAGTTACCAAACAATAAAGAGAATATTGGGAGGATTAATGATTATTTTATGACAACTAATAAAAGAACCCGCCCCGTATATGAAGGTAGCAGTTTCAAAAGAACTTATACTTTTTATGATGAAACTGGGGCCATCATAGACGCAGCGGACATAACATCCTTGAATTGGTTGGTGGAGATAGATGATGACCGGGAAATCGACAGTGACACCGTGGATCCTCCGACCAACCCGTATACCTTGAATGTCACCCCCACCATCAACACATTAACTGGGAGCCGTGAAGAGAAAAGGAAGATAGTCCTGGAGTGGACTTTTAATAACGGGGATGGCGGGGATGTGGATGTGTATTATTACACCTTGAAACCAGTATAAGGAGTGAAAAAGTATTATGCGTTTTAATGCAGCAAGTTTAAGAGACGGGGAGCAAAGGGTCCAAAACTTCATCCGGAGTAATGGCCGTCTCCCTAATTATTTAACGTTAAGGGACATGGACCGGCAAACGAATGAGAAGATACCTCTTCGGCAGTATTGTGGACTCTATTTTTCGGATTACCAGTTTTGGTTGAAACAGGGCCGGCACCCTAATTATGTGACATTGAACCTTGAGAAGGGTGAACCCATCATACAGAACTTCCAGGATAACAGTGTTAATTGTTGCCCCGCCAGCCTATCAATGATTAGTACTAAACTATTCCGACCCAAAACTGAGAATGAATGTGCATCAGCACTCGGCACCACCAAGACTGGGACCAACCCCACAAACCTCGTATCGAATGCCCCGCGGTTAGGATTCACCGCCACCGCTATGGCACGGACACCAAAGAACGTATCAAAAGCCCTCGCAGAATATAAAGGCGTGATGGTACACTACCAAACCGGGGCAGCTAAGAGTTGCGACGGGTTCCTCAACGATTACGGCCACTATGCGGTTATTAAATCCGTGAGCAATGGTCGTTATTATATAATGGATCCCACAAAAGGGAGCTTCTCATGTCCCACAGCAATCATGGACCAAGCCACCAACGGTAGAACTTTATATTACTACAAAATAGGATTAAAATAAGTTAATTGTCACTCCTCACGACTGACCCCCCTACACCCTTTATTGGTGTGGGGGACTTTTTTTTTCGTAAAAAATTTTACACTTGAAGTGGGTGTCTTCATAAAATTAGTTCCATCCATTTTGGTAGTAAATATGGTGTGGAGTCTACCCTAAACCGGGGTAAAACCCCACACTAATCACTCCCCCCATAGGAGATTGAATACACGATTCAGGATATTGGTACTTACTCTTCAAGGATGTGTTTATCTTCATTTATACCCTTTGTAAGGTATGTTTCTATGAGGTGTTGAAGGGTTACCCTCTTCTTGAGAGCGATCATTTTTAGTAAGTCCCTAGTTTCTTCTGGTACACGTGCCCCTACCTGGACGACTGGGTAGTTTTTTAGTTGGATCTTTTCCATGACTGATGTTGTTGTTGGTGTCAAGCAATCTTCACCTCCGTTAAGTTTATATGTGCCTCCACCTCAATATACTATTATGTTCCCGAGTTATATTTATAATTTACCTTTTTGTTAACAAAATAACAAATTATATATATAAAGAGTTACAAAGTTAAGTATGGCAACGGGGGAGACTTTATAGAACTCCATTCATTTCTTCGGAGATGTCAGCCACACCCCCCCCTTGCCACACCTCCTACACCATTCGTGTGGGAGAATGTGGAGGTGAAAAATATGACGGAGTGTAAATGGATTGAAGAAAAAGAATTCAAACGAGTTTTAAGGGAACACGACAGATTAGCGAATCAGAAGTTCAGGATCCACAGGACCTGCCCAATCAAAAGGGGTGTGAAAAGATGAACCTGAAAATTCATGACTTCAAACTCCAAATCGGAGTAGACAATGAATGGAGTGAGGGACTGGATCGATACCAGAAACAAGCAGTCATCCAACTACTCAAACGAGAAGGCTTTGAATATCACTGCACATCCTTTGAGTATGACCCTGACATAGAATATTTCATTTTCCAAAAAAGGGTGTTTAACCGGAATGATGAAATCTCCCCTGATAAATTACCAAGCCCCAACCAAGTCTTAAAACACTTAGAGGCATGGATAATTGTGATTAAAAACCAGATCATAGGGCCGGAAAATATAGGGGATATAGCTCCGGGGTTGAGTAGTATGGTAGACGAAGCCATCGGAGGGGATTAAAGATGAAGCTCTTTCTCAGGAGGCTTTACACCCTCTTCTATATCCGGTTCTTCTGGACGCCAGGGGTGAAAAAATGAACCCTGTTAAGTACCGGCAACTCACAGTCATCGCCGACACCGCCAGCCACTACCAAGAATACTACATCGACGTGGCGGATTACTACGAGGAAAAATACCTCCAAAGCGTGCACCTGGAAACACTACGGAGAGATTGGAATGGTACCTGAAAGTTGGGAACGGCACATATCACAAGTGGAAAGTGACGAGTTCGGAGAATACCTTGTCAGGGAATTAACTATTTACTGCCCTTATTGTGCCACACAACTCGCACACGATGGCATCTGGGAACTAACCGATTACAATGTGGAAATGCCCCCCCGCCTGAACACCCTCCGAGCCTACTGGGTATGCGGCAACTGCCTACGAAGTTTCCGAACCGAACACACCCTAAATGCTGATGGCTACCTAAAAGAAGAGGAGGGAATGGTATGACTCCTGATTTATTATACTGGCTCATCATCGCAGTCATGGCCTTATTATTCGGAGTAGAACTGGGCCGCTACATCAACCGACGGAGAGGGGGTGGTGACTGATGACTCGCAGATTAAACAGAACACCACAAAGGACCGGGACCTGGATGATACTACTCAGCCCCGAATTCCTTCGACTAATAATTTACCTCAGTGTAATGCTCGGGGCAGTGGTAATCCTCGCACTCAGCATGACCCTACCACTACCATCAATCCAAGGGGGCATCTAAATATGGCTTACAATGGAATAGGCCACGAATGGAAACCAGAAGAAATCCAACTACTCAAAAGATTATACGTTGAAACCCCCGTACCACTAAAAACAATAGCCAAAGAACTAGGCCTGGGAGCAGGCCAAGTAAGAAGCAAAGTCGAAGCGCTCCACTTGAAAAGACCATTCAGCAAAGTGATAAACAGAGGAACACAAAGAAGACAAAAACTAAACATCAACCAATGGCACCCTGGAGTCAAAGGAGTCCGCAAAGGAAGGAAAATCAAATTCAACATGGATGACTTTTTCATGTTAGGTAACGAAGAGTTCAGGAACAAATATCACCTCCGCCGAGCTGAATACAATGAATTAATCAAACAAGTATACCACGGCAATTGGAGGGTCCTATGAAATCGGATTTTGTCAGACGCCCCGGCCACGGTGGCAAACCAGGTTCACGTTCACGTGGGTCCCCTGCATCACTACCATGTGAAAAAAAAGAAACGGATGCAGGGGAATTTTCCCCCAAGGACTGGCCGAACAAGTACAAACCAGAACCCGAAATAGTCATGAAATGCACCGAATGCGGTAGAACCACCAATATGTATTACAGCTTCTATGGAGAACGGTTTGAACATCAGCTTGAATGCAGCATATGCGGAGCAGCACAAGGACCACTGGAGGAAACATAGTATGGTGCATACACATAGTCACAATGGGGTCACGGGTACCAGGGTAGATTATTGGAAAATGGATTATATTCCTTCTTTTTCTATTCTATCTATCTATCTATCTATCTATCTATATCTATCTATCTATCTAGTAGTAGTAGTGTCTAGAGAAAAGTTACTTTTTAGTTACGAAAGTCTGAGAAAAGTTACGAAAAAGTTACTAAACTCTAGACACTATGGGGGTGGGAGATGAACCCCCAAAATACTGATTTTACTCAGGAAACCACCAGGGTCGGGGTGGATGTTAATAAAACCATTTGGCAGGACTTCCGGAGAATGGTTAAAAACACCAAAGGGAAAGTAAACGGCCTCCTATCTTATGAAGTCAACCAGGCCTTGGACACTTACCTTAAAATCATAGATGGGGAGTTGATCCTGCAAGACCCCCATACCCTTGAGGAGGTTTGTGACTATGTGCCTCAAGAGTGTTCACAGGAGGATTATGTTGGTACTTTTAAGGAGCGGTACCGGGGTGTTGATAGTATTCATGCTCGGCAGTTAAGGAAGTTTGTGGTGGATGTTTATGGTTATACGAGCCGGTTGAAGTATTATGATATCCGGGATCAGTTGTTGGCGGCGGGGGTGTTGTACCCGGAGGATAAGCGTAAGCAGGTTTTCAGTATTCATGATGATGCGTTGGATTTTGATGCTGAGGAGGAAACTAAGAAGGTTATAGGGGAGGCCAAATGATGCAGGAGTTTGTGTATTTTATTAGTGATGGGGAGTATGTGAAGATTGGTAAAAGTACTAAGCCAAATACTCGGTTGAGTAATTTGCAAGTGGGTAATCCACGGAAGTTGTCTATATTGTATTGTTTAGAAGTTGATGATTCTACTGAGAAGGAGCTTTGTCAGGATCCGGAAAAGTTTTTTCAAGAAATGTTTGTTGATTTTAAAGTATCTGGGGAATGGTATCGCCTTGATGATGTTCTTAAATTCATTTTAAAGGCTTTTTGTGTGAGCATGGTTGATGAGAATGCTCATTTGTATTTTAAGTATGGTCCGAATGATGCTAAGAAATATTTTGATTTATACCCCAAAGGGGTGGAATAATGCCGGATGTTGATGTTTTGGTGGAGGATCTTGTGGTGGAGATTCGTCGGGTTTTGGATGGTGATGTTCCGGTTCGTCCTGGTAGGGTGTTTGATTTGGATAAGTTGCTTAAATCGTGTGAGGGGTACCTGGAGGCCCAAAAATGAATTGTAAGTTTTGTGGTGAGAATGTGGAAGGGTGGCCTGTTGAGGATGTTATTAATCATACCAGGGTTTGTGAAGAGGAGTATGTTAAATTGAATTGTGCTTTTGGTTATGTTTATATGATACGTTGATGTTTATTGCCCTGGTTTTGGGGGCATTTAAAAAAGAATGGAAAATGAATGAAAAACTGGAAGGTGAAAGAAGATGGAGTTAGAACCGAAAGAAGTGAATAAACTCGTAACAAAAGCAAAGAGGATTTGGGGACAGGATAAACGAGAAATCGTCTACACCGATAAAATCGAAAGAGAGGAATCAGCATGGTTTAAGGATGATGAAAACCTGGCCATGCTGGTATTCCAACGGGATGAACTGGACACCCAAATCGTGGATTATATAGATGCTGTTTTAACTGAAAACAGGGAAGTGGTTTAGAATGGTTGACGTAACAACACTGGATGCCTATAAGGAAAAAGAGAAAACTGACATGGTTCCGTATTTGAATGTGGCACGGGCTGAGGAAGACGAGTTGGAATACGAATGGATAAAAATAGAAAGTGCGTACCTGGATGATGCGGGTGTCTTTGATGATAAAGGCAACCGTGTCGAAGGCGAAACCGTGGAGAAACTCCACCTAGACCTGGCGTATGGTGAGGGGTTGTATAAGTGGCCCTTGAACAGGACGAACCTCCGCACCCTTACCAGGGATTTTGGTAAGGAGAGTGATGATTGGGTGGGTGAGTTTGTGAAGGTTAAGGTGCATGACTGGCCCAGTGGTGCCCGTGGACTTGTGGTTATAAGCCGGGAGGAGCTGCGGAAGTTGAAGGTGGAGATACCTGAAAAGGACAAGGAGGATGTGGGGGGTGACCCCTCCCCCTCTTCTTCTTCTTTGAATGAGTTCGCATTTAATCCTGAACTCGAGGCAGGGGTGATTGTTAATGGTATCATTGAGGACTTAACAGCGGATGAACTCCGGGTGACTAAGAAGTTAATCCTGGAAGTCGCTGAGAGTCAATTAAAGGGTGCTAAGCCGGAGTTAAGGAAGGCGGTGGCACGTGATGTGACCAGTCGGAAGAGGATACCAACGGAGTGATCACCATGACCACTAAAATTAAAGTTTATCTTGAAGAGTTAGATGTTACCGTTCCAAAACGGGTTCGATTGGATGCAGATAGTCGATATGCTATGGAATATGTTATTGAGTTTTTTGAATATATGTTCTTAGGAAAAATGGATTATGACATTAATACTGCACGTGAAAGTGAAACCAATAAATATAAAAAAATTAGAGAACTTGAAAAACAGGTTGAAGAGTTAGAATCTAAATTGGGGGTTTAAAACGAGTAAGTTTGTCCTGGTTGACATCCAGCGTGGGGGTTTGTGTCGGTGGCTCACACCACGGGGTGGGGGTGTGGGTTATTATGAAGTGTCGTGGAGTCCTTACCTTGGTTGGTGTTGCCAGTGCCTTGGTTTTTATTTCAGGGGCACTTGTAGCCATGTGGACAAGTTACGGGAAGAGTTACGATTAGGAGAGTGAATGGTGTATGGATATAGAATTAATAGAACAAATGGAACGGCGACGGCAGATGTTCCGGGAAGCCCAGGAAGCGTATGACAACCAAGAGGGGTGATTGGGATGGAGATAACTTTGAGCAGTAGAAAATATCCTGGGCTTAAAGCCATAATTGATGAAGAGGACTACTCATTAATTGAAGGGCATAAATGGCACCCTATGAAATCCCCAACCAAGGGGCGGGATCTGTTCTATGCAGTTACGGACGTATATAGAGAAGGAGTGAGAACTACCCTCACAATGCACCGGTTAGTTTTAGATGCAAAAAAAGGGAGCATCATAGATCATATTAATGGGAATGGCTTGGACAATCGGAAGAGTAATTTAAGAGCTGTAACTCAAAGGGAAAACCTTCACAATCAACATTTCAAATATGCCTCTAAATATCCTGGGGTTGTTTTAAATAAATCCGATAAAAAGTGGAGGGCTTATTTAACAAACAATAAACTTGGAAAGAAACGCCATGTCCATTTAGGGGTGTTTGATACTGAGGAAGAGGCGTATCATGCTTATCTTTGGGGGGTTGGGGAAGTTGAGGCTGGTCGTGAAATACCATCGATTAGGGAGATGAAAAAGACGAGTCGGTTTAAGAATGTGAATTGGAAGAAAAACGTTGGTAAGTGGGTTGCTGAGTTAACGGTTAAGGGTAAGTATCATTATCTTGGTTGTTTTGACTCAGAGATGGATGCTCATGGGGCTGTTGTTAAATTCAGAGAACAAAATGGGAGTGATTAAACTTCCATATACCGTTATATA